AAAATAATATATCTTATATACATGCTACAAAACAAACAAATAACAATGATAATAGTATATTATCTATGGATTCTATAGATAAATCAAATAAACATGAAGATAATATATCTTATATACATGCTATAAAACAAACAAATAATAATGATATAAATAAATCAAATAAACATGAAAATAATATATCTTCTATAGATGCTAAAACACAACCGAATAAACATGATAATAAGGATTATATAGATGATATAAAATTAAACAAAAATAATAATAATGATGATGATGACGATGATGATGATGACGATGATGATGATGATGATGATGATGATGATGATGATGATGACGATGATGATGATGATGATGATGATGACGATGATGATGATGATGACGATGATGATGATGATGACGATGATGATGATAGAGGCAATGTTATAAATCAATTAAATAAAAATAAAAATATAGATACTATAAATCGATTAAATATCAATGAATATAAAAATAATTGTAATGATGTAAATAAATTTGAAAATAATTATATTAATCAATTAAATATTAATTATGACAAAAATAATTGTGATAATACGGATAATATAAATGAATTTAAAAATAATTATATAAATCGATTACATATTAATTATGACAAAAATAATATGGATAATATAAATGAATTTAAAAATAATTATATATATGGTGCAAGTCAATCAAATATTAATAATAATAATGATTTAAATAATATAAATATATTAAATACTAATCGTATAGATAATATAAATGAATTTAAAAATAATTATATATATGGTGCAAGTCAATCAAATATTAATAATAATAATGATTTAAATAATATAAATATATTAAATACTAATCGTATAGATAATAAAAAACAATTTAAGATTGATAATAATTGCACTGATATAAATATACTAAAACAATCGATTATTAATTATGAAACTGTAAATGAAAATAAAGATTATTATAATAAGGATAGTTTTTATATAGATTTAGATAAACTTAAAACTCTTAAATACTTAACATTATTATGATACACCCATTTTTTTATGAAAATTATTAAAAATTTCATAAAAAATGAAAAAGATAAATATTTTTTCTATGCTCATTAAAAATACCTATTTTTTAATAAATCATTATAACATATACATTTATTAAATATTGTTTTTAAATACATGATTGTTATAAATCGAAGATTTAACGCAATCTTAAGACAGAGAATCTTTTATTTTCTGTCGTTCTAAATAAAATTTATGAAATTTTTGATAATTTTCCTGAAAATGAGTGTATTAATATAGATAAAATATTTTATAATAAATTATATGAATTAATTAAATATTATTTTTGATTAAATTTTTAATAATTTTAATGAGTGTATATTTAAATTAAAATAATTTATTAATAGTATCATTAATTTGTATACATCCATTTTTATAATTGGATATTTCATTAATATAATTTATACCTTGTGAATCAATAATAGAATACTTGTATTTATTTACTAATAATTTGATTAGATTATTAGAATGAAACAATCCAGTATGAATAATAATAGGTTTATCAAAATTTGATTGTATTAATGCACATATATACCATTCCATTATCATATTAAGAATATCATTAATAGATTCTAAACATATATTATTAGAATATTTAATTTTTGTTATATTTTCAAATAATATTTTTTTATTAGTAATAAGATAATTATTAAATAATTTTTTAATTTCTATAAAATGTATACCAAGCATAGATTGTGATAAATATTCTAGATTACAATGTGATAAATTTTTTTGTAAATAATTATTTTTTAGACAAAAAAAATCATCTATTAATTTAACATAATTAAATAATTCTATATCGTTTTCAATTTTTTCAATTTCCCAACTAAATGGTATTAAATGTGGTCTTATATCAATTGGAATTATAATATTATTATTATCTAAATATAAATTTTTAAGAGATTCTGTATGTTCACCATCTGGCCATAAACCTTTTATTTCTACATTTTCTCTAGGAACTTCCTCCAATAAAATAGTACTTGAAACAAATTTAGTTTTTAACCATTGATCTACTTTAATATAATTGTCACATTTTTCTAATTTATCATGTTTATCTGATAGTATCAAAATATTTGAATTATTTTTATTTAATAAAATATAACCGATTGCACCATATATATTCATTAAAATAAAATAGAAAATATATATTTAAAATCTAAATATTATAAATGATAAATGTCAAATGTTAATATTTTAAAAAATAATGAAATTTTAGAATCAGATAAAGAATCTTATGATGAATTAGAATATAATAATATTATTTTAGTATCTGATAGTGATTCTGATAAAAATAATACATTACAATTAGCGCCAGTTATAGATATTAATACAAATTCATTAGATAAAAAAATAAAAGAAAAGCATAATTATACTTTCAATTCCAATTCTAATTCTAATTCTGATTCTATTGATATTATATTAGAAAATAATAATATCAATGGATGGAATGATGATGCCAATAATACTATAAAAAATTGGTATATATTTTTAAAAGAACAAAGTTATATATATCAATGGGTGTTAGATAGAAATAAATATATGATTGATAAATTAACATTATTATCTATATGTTTATCTTCAATTTTAGGTATATTTACTAGTTTTAAATTATGGATAAAAGATGATGAAAAATTTCAAATATATTCAGATATTACATTAATTATATTTAATTTTTCAGTTGCTTGTATTACTGGTATTTCAAAAAGATATTCAGATGATATAAATAATGATATTATTAGAAAATATATAGAAGAGATAGATACATTTATTGGTATAATTTCTGCACAATTATTAAAATCACCTATATATAGAATAAATGCAAATGAATTTTTTACAGAAAATAATAATAAATATACAAAAATAATAACATCTGCACCAAATTTATCAATACGTGACATATCAAAAGGAAAAATAAATTATAATAGATATATTAAACATAATTCAATAAAAATTGAATAATTTATTCTTATAACATTTACATTCAGTGCAGTACCATAAATATATAGAATATTTTTACATTCAAGATCAAAATAAATATTTTTAATAAAATGCTTAAACATACTTGCTCCGAATGCTATAAAACTTTCTATGGTAATAAAGGATGGAAAGATTATTATTGTAGTAAAAAATGTGCAATTCGTAATATATGTTCTGTATGTGGTTCAAAATATAATTGTAATAAATATAAACAATGTTGTAGTTATGAATGTTATCAAATTATTGAAGAAGTATTAATAACTGATAATATTGATCCTAATTCATTAATACAAATAAATTATTTAGGAATATGTCAAACATGTAATAACTCTTTTATTGGTAATAAAGGTTGGTTTAGTGATTATTGTAGTAAAAAATGTGCATTATATAACACTTGTAAATATTGTTATTATATAATTAATAACAATAATTATACCAAATATTGTTCTAGAAAATGTAAAATTAATTATAAATTATTTTTAATGAAAATGAGAAAAAAAAAGCAAGTTAATAGATTAGTAAAACTATTTGAATTTTAATAAATTATTAGGTTTATGTTATATATTTATTAAATTAAATAATTATTATTTTTTTAATATTTAAATGTATGATTTGTATAAATCAAAGATTAAATGCAATATTTTTACAAAATCTTTGATAGTTTACAATTTATAAATATAAAATAATAATATTATGTATGCATTATAATATTCAATTAAATATTTTTTTAATCATTCTGTAAGATCATATTCATTTAATGATTTCATAATAGGTGAACTAGAATGATATATCCACCATATACGTGTTAATAATTTTCCCATTATTTTACTCAATCCAGTAATTTTAGAATAAAAACAATAATGTTGTATTTTTTTTAATTGATTACCAAAATAAAATAATCTTTGTCTTAATTCATTATTTAAATCTTCTGAATCATTTTTAACAATTGAATTATTTTGAATGGAAAGTAATAATTTATTATCTATATTTTTTGATATATTAAAATGTAAATTATCTAATTGATCTAAAATAGTATTAAATGGTGTTTCATCTAATAATTCTGGTGTTTCCATAACATCTTCCAAAATATTAGTATATTTAATACTTATAAATCTTAATAAAAAATGAGCCAAATTAATTTGATTAATTTCTGTTGTATGATCTTTATTTTCAAATCCTTTTTTTATAAAAGGTAATAAAAATGATATTATTAATCCTTCATCAGAATGTCTAAATTGCCAATTCATATATAAATGATTTACATTATTATTTATATATCCAAAATCCCAATTATTATTATAATTATTATTTAATATAGATAACATACTATTTGTATCTTCATTATCTTTATCTAAAATATTAATACACGTATTTTCCCATTTTTGTTGAGTATTAAATATTTCCGATAACCTATTAGCATGCGGTATTGAATATAAGATATCATTTATTCCAATTATATTAGGATGTTGACTAGTAGATAATTCTTTAATACGATTCCAATTAAACCCTGCAAATATTATATTACCTTCTTTATCTAAACCTCGGCGTCCAGCTCTACCTATCATTTGATGAAATATCATTGAATCTAAATCATCCTTATATTTATTATCTTTAATAATTACAACTGATCTAAATGGCATGCTTATACCAAATACTAAAGATAAATCACTAAATACTATAGCTAATTGTTTTTGACTAGCTAATGATTGAACTAATCTTAAATATGGATCTGGTAACCCTTTCGCATATATACCAACACCTCTCCATAATAATTTAATTATGAAATGATAATATTCGCCTGTATTTGGAAAAAACATTTTTAATGTATTTCCCAATGTATTAATAGTACTTTCAGAAAAATATTGATTATTATTAAATATAAAATCTTCGTGCGGCTCTTGTAGAGATATATCTTTTTTATCATTTTTATCTTTATTTTCTAAAAATAATTTTAGTGTTTTTTTATTATCATTACTAGATGTTTCTATTTTTTTATCATTCCGTTTTATTGATTTCATTTGTCTAATACGTTCTTGAAATAATTTAGGATATGTTTTATTTTCTAATTCATCTACATTTTTGGCAAATTCATAAACCATTTTCAAACATGCTACAGTATTTTTATGAAAAATTATTGTAGGTGTTTTATTATTTTTTTTCAAATTAAATGCTAATTTAACAATATCTATTTTACATTCATTCAATTCATTTTTTTTATATTTATTTATAATTTCCATAATTTTATCGTTATAATTTGTATGATATTTATCAACCATAAAATTTAATAATTTATAAAAATATTTATAAGATTCATCTAGTTCTATTCTTTTAGATATATCAAAATATTTATATGGATCTAACTCATTTAAATCAAAATATTCTTTTAATTTTTGGTATAAATCCCATGTTGTTGGAGGTGTAGGATTTATATTTTTATTTAATATTGTTTTATCTTGAAATTCATTTTCTTCAATCATAGATAATGGATGTATTGATATTAATTCATCTTTATCTTGATCATAATAATATTTTTGCAAATTAAAAAATCTTTTATCGCATATTATTTTTATTATTTTTTTATTAGGATTTATATTTTGTAACCATGATAATAAATAATCTGCATTACCAATAGTTGCTGATAAAGCTAATATTAATGAATTATCTAATAATTTTATTATATATTCCATTGGTGATCCTTCGGGACGGCCAATCATATGAATCTCATCACATACTATCCATTTAAAATTATTTTTAATAAAAGGTAAATAATCAACAATTATATTAGCTGTACCTACAATAGCATTTGATTTATTTAATAATTCTATCATATTATCACGGGATGGATGCGATTGATATGTTTCAGTTAATATTGGAACATGTGCATCTAATATATTTTCAATATATGATGCCATTTGCCAAGCTAAAGCATCAGTTGGTACTATATATAAAATTTTACCTTTAGTTATTACATATCCTGATAAAACAGATTTACCAGCAGATGTAGGTGCATTAATCACTGTTGATATTTCATTGTCTATATTATTAATAACTTGTAATTGCCATTCATCAAATTTTTTAAAACCTTTATCATTTAAAGGAGGCATTTGTGAATGAAATTTTGTAAATTGTAATTCTATAATATCTGTATCTTCTACTATTTTATTCATATATGTTAATTGTCTATCATAATCTTTTTTAATTTCTTCCGTCAATTCAAATTTATCTTCCATTAATTTAAGATATATACTAACTATATTTTCTTTATTATTCTTTTGTAATTGTAAATCAAGATTTTCTAATAATAATCTAGTTCTGCCTTCTTTTGTAGTAGGTTTAGCATTAGTACCATATAATTTTATTAATTTTATATCATTTTTTATATTTTCTATTTTTTTATCAATATAATTTTTCACAATTATAAGTTCACTATTTTTAAGTTTTTCACCATTATTTTTTTTTAAAATTAATTTTTCTTCTTTTGAAATATCATTATGTGTATAATTATACATATTTTTAGGATTAAATCCATTTTCTGGTGTTAATAATAATTTTATATTACTTTCACCTATAGGATCATAGTGTTTTTGAAAAAAACTAAATTCCCAATTACCTTTATTATTTGATGTGTTTATCATTAAATATTAATCATAATATAATTTTAAATAGTTTATTCATTTTACATATACTGATTTAAATAAAAATTTATTTTTTCTCAGTATTTTCGTACCCCTGTCCGAAACATATGTGAACATGACTGTACATATTTTCATGTCCACTAGGCTCATGGAACTCGGCCTGCATTTTCTGGCGTGAATTGGAGGCACAGAGAACTTGGTCGCATGGTCTGGCGTGAATTGAAGGCACATGGAACAGCCCACATGGTCTGGCGTGAATTGGAGGCACATGGAACAGTCTACATGGCCTGGTGTGAATTGGAGACACGACTCTGTTGACTCGTGCTGATGTGAAACGAAGACACGCTCGGCATGCGCAGGCACTTTATTGGCACCAGTTCATGTCCCTCACCATGTTGTCCATGTACTTGATGGCCAGATCCAATGTTTCGCTGCCTTTGCGATTCTTGACGTGCTTCACTTGAAAGTAGACCAAAGCCGCGAGGGCCGTGATCAACATGGTTGATTAAACAAAATACGATTGGGAATAAATCTTTACCGGGTGGTTTACAACTAACGTCTGCTTGAGCCAAAATGGCTACGGTAAAAAATCAAATTCAATGAAACGTATATTCTATATTTATTTCAATTTTTTATATAAATTGAAATAAAAAATTGAAATAAATATTTATATTTATATTTGGTTCAGATGCTAATGAACATATACAACCAAATTGCACATTATGGATATTTTATCAAAAATGGATTTATTTGTACACCAGATGAATATTATGGTTCTATGAAAAAATATAAAAGTTATAATGATCTATCTATATGTGATAATATTGATATCCATAGTTTAAATAGAGAATTAAAAAAAAAATATACACCTACTATTGAAAATTATAGTAATAATTTATATTTATATTTTATTAAAAATATATTTAGTTATATTGAAATAGAAGCAAATTTATTATTAATAAATAAATTAGAATGTCGAGAAATAAATAAAAAAATTTTAAATGATAAATTAATTATGGCTAAAGATGAATATTCTATATTAGAAAAAATTAGAAATATATTTATAAATAAAAATATTCAAAAAAAATATAAAGAAATTAAAATAATTAAAAATAAAATTTTAGATTCAAAAAATAAATATAATTCTACATGTATAGAATTTGTAGAATGGATAGAAAATCAATTATCGATTATAGATAATAATATATTAAATAACACTAATATTAAAACTAAATTAAATGATTTGGTAAAGATTAATAAAAGGTATAATTTTATTAATGATAATCAAATTAAACCTTATTTACAATCTATAACTGATGATATTAAAAATATAAAAAATAAAATTAAATATATGAATGAAACATTTAAAGATTATGAAAAAATAATTGATATTCAATTATATCATATTAAAAATGATTATAAATTAAAAATATTTGATATCATTAAAAATAACTGGAATGATATATTAAAATCAAAAAATTTACAATTAAATATAAATGATAAAATAACAATTGGAAATAGTAAATGGGGTAGTAGTATAATGAATATTGAATTATCAAAATTATATGAATTTAAACTTATTTAATAAATAAATTATTTATTTTTAATTTTTTTAATTTATTCATATCATTAATATTATTACAAAAATATATATGTAAATTTTTAACAGTATATACATCTGAAATATATTTAATTCCTTGACAATCTAATAAATATAATAATTCTGCATTATTTAAATTAGAAACATTTACAATTTTATCACATTTAGATATAAATATATATTTTACATTTGATAATACATTAACATCATAAATATTTTTACAATTATTAATTGAAACATGAATTGTATTTTTTAAAGGTGTCAAATCTGTAATTAGAGGCATATATCCTAATGTAATATATTTTATATTTTGTAATGGATACAATTTTTTTATATAATAACATCCTGTCAAATTAATTGATGATACATTATTTAAATTATTAAGATTTAAAATTTTTGTAAATTGTAAATTTAATGATATATTTTTATATGCATTATTAATTTTATTCCTAAACATTTTAGAATTATTATATAATAATGAATATTTTTTATTTAATAATAAAATTTTTGTATTAAATTTTATATTTTTAAATTTTTTATATATATTTAAAAAATTATTCCAATCATCTTGTGACAAAAAAGTTTCAATTTCATAAAATATAATATTAGGCATTCTATCTATCATTAATAAATGAATCATTAAAATAAATATTATTTAATTCATTTTTTTATAAGCAAATTAATCTTGATTTATATAATTATATGATTATCTAATTTAGTATTTTATAAATTTACAAATAAAAAACTTGCCATTAATTACCAACTTTTTCAAATAAAATTTTATTTCACTTTAAAAAATAAATACACTAATATTCATGAAAAATTTTAATAATTTTCATAAAAAATTATATGTATATTCTTTTTTATGCCTATTTATCTATATTCAGTTTATAAAAGTTATTTAGCATATTAAAAATTATATAAATTTATATAATTTTGCGAATAAGTATAGGAAAAATAGGTGTATAATATTTTTCATTAATTTTTAATAATTATCATAAAAATTAGTGTATGTATATTCTTTTTTATAAAAAATTGAAATAAAAATAATGTATAAATATGAGATAAATTATATACCCTAAGATACAATCCATTCTACAACTTGTTATACATAATGATGCGAGTACCTATAACATTAATGTCTGGTGAAATTTATAAATCTATATATGTTGATAATATAGAATTAAATAATATAGAAATTAAAAATCTATTTGATACAAATATTAATGATGATAAATATTTTAATATACTTAAAATGAATAAAATAATATATTCTAATTATATTGACATTCAGTATGATGATAAAATAGTTTTAAACAATTTAAATATTGTATTTTTATCATTTAATAAAGATATTGTTGAACAATTACAACAAAATGGTTTAGCATTAGAACATATTTCAGAAGAATTACAAAATAATAAACAATTAGTGGAAATAGCTATTAAACAAAATGGGCAAGCATTAAAATATGCATCTAATGAATTAAAAAATGATCCTGAAATTGTAAAAATGGCAATTCTAAGATATGGGACAGCGTTGAAATATGCAAGTAATGAATTAAAAAATAATTTTGAAATAGTAAAATACGCTGTTGAATTATATGGTCATACATTGGAATATGCAAGTGATGAATTAAAAAATAATTTTGAAATAGTTAAAGTTGCTGTTCAAACAAATGGTTATGCATTAGATAAAGCAAGTAATGAATTAAAAAATAATTTTGAAATAGTTAAAATTGCTGTTCAAAATCTATGTTGTGCAATTATACCTGCATCTGATGAATTAAAAAATAATTTTGAAATAGTTAAAATAGCTGTTCAAAATAACCCCAGAATGTTACAATATGCATCAGTTGAATTAAGAAATAATTTTGAATTAGTTAAAATTGCTGTAGAAAAATATTATTTAGCATTAAGTTTTGCATCTAGTGAATTAAAAAATAATTTAGAAATAGTTAAAATAGCAGTTCAAAGTAATCAAAATGCAATACAATTTGTATCTGATGAATTAAAATCGCATCCTGAAATAATTAGCATAATGAAAAATAAAGATAATACACCCATTTTTTATGAAAATTATTAAAAATTTCATAAAAAATGAAAAATTATTTATCAAAAGGGATGTTTACGATTACCCTTATATATTTTTTTGTTGATTATTAATATATATAAGAAAACAATTATTTGTATATATTAATATGAAAAAAATTTTAAATGCAAAAGATAAATATACTATT